GCTGCATCCCAATCAATGCCTTTGGCACCGTACTTGTCGGCATTTTTCTTAATACCGCCGCCGTACTTGGTGCTACCGGTCGACTTCTTCACTTTCTTCTTGAAACCTCCGGTACTCGCGGCGGCCTTGCGTTTAGGGGGCATTCTAATTATACGTTAGATATGCCTACTAACATGTGCAACAAAACGACCCCGTAAGCTATCAACATGAATTTTATCCTGATGCGGGTCCCCGATGAAGGTTGTCGTTTTCGTGTGCCCTGTTTTGTCTGTGCGGCGCACGAGCCCTCCCCTGTCGTACACTTGCTGCACAGCCTTCGCCGTCCGTTTGTTCCGCTTTTTTTCATCATCCAAACGGGCCTCCAGTTCGTCGATGCGTTGCATTGCAATGTCCAAAGGCGATCGATGCTCGGGATTTTGAACATGATTGCCACTAGGCCGTCGTTCCTCGAAACGAACACTCGACATACTGGGGAAGTAAACATCGCACTCACTTGTTATGACTTGCGACGTACGCTTGAATATGCGTCAAGCCTTTTTTCTTAAGGCGAGAATACTCTTCAGACTTGGCCTTCTTTTGGTTCCTTCGTCTCGTCCAGCTTGCGTGTATGTTACGGCTGACGTAGTCGTCAGTATCTGATTCGCTCTCGAATGGGTACCCGGTTTCGCTGTATCCTGCTCTCCTCGACTCTGGGATCATGAAGTGCGAGTTTAAAGGGAAAGCCTGAGAGGGCTCAGCTTTTAAGTTCCCGACGGATGAACTCCGGGTACCTACTTTGTGAGGTCACTGCCGGCCTAAAAGCGGGGTGGGGTTCCGTCGGTGGTTCTGGCCGAATCTTAATGTCAGGGGTGGACTTTGAGGGATTTAATCGTGGCCTAAGAGGGGGCGGCCTCACGATCGGCACAGGCGGGGTAACCGGTGAATGCGCACGGTTAATTGGAGGGACCGTGTCAATGTCAGCTGAGTGGGCTGCCCTCAACAACTTTGTAAGATAGTCGATCTCGGAGTAACACTTGTCGATATCGGTAATTAAAAATGCGATTCTTCTAGATAAGTACCCACGAATATCTTCATTGGGCGACATGATATGGGATGAAATAGGAACCTGCAACATGCTGCGGTCTTATCTTTAAGTTGTCCATCACAACTTTCCTGTATTGGTCACCAATCAACTCCATCATGAGGCCTGTGCGTTTGGTGACGTTGGCTGCGCCATCCAAAACTGAGTTCAGTGACTGTGCGCCAAGGAAGGGCGGTACGTAGGTGCTAGCTAGCCACGTGTTGGATTCGGCATCCTGTACTAGCGGTGCCGGATCTTCTATCTCTCCCCATAGAAGAAGCTCGTATTGGATGGATAAATCCGTTATGACGTTGATAACGCGAATCATGAAGTCTAGATAGTCTAGACAATGGATCTTCGATACGGTGAAGCGAAACCTCGCAAGGATTTCCGTTTCGGGTAAAGTCGAGTCTGGTAGGACTATTCCTTCTTGTGGTAAACAGTGCGAGAACGCACATATGATTGCCGAATCGATCGGCGTTTCTGTTGCCCACGTAGCCAGGGTTGGCTCATTGTATATTTGGAACTTCCTCATGAAGTAAGGGACAAAGTCCGAATGATAATCCGTATTAACGGTAAAGAAATCGACTAGATCGTCGTAATGTGGGGAGAATCCCACTGTGTATTGTGGAACACGTTCCAGTAATCTTTGGGAGACTTTCTGGTCTCTGTGTATTTCCATTTCGCGTTGCTCCGTAGAAAATGATGATGACTGCTGCACTGACGTTGACGCGTCATTTATAGCTGTACCTTGATTGCTCTATTTTTCGCATCGCGGTAAAGCTTATTGCGATCAACCCTCAACCAGTCTTACGCCCGTTTCGGGTTTGATCGCTGACGTGTCGTTTGAAAGTTGCATGAAAATCAATAGATTGTGCATGAAAACAATTCGCGCACTTGCACTAGCGTGCTACGTAGGCTCATAAACGACACGTCGGGGTTTACTCCTGGAGTTGCCGAGCCAATGGCGTAAATCGCGCAGTCTCTAGGCAGACACCGCCCCGTTGACCGGTTGGGAACTGGGGCTGGGGTACCCCTCACTTAAGCGAGGTGGTCCTTCAACGCTTGGGCCTCCAAGTGGGAGGCACGGGCCCCTCAGTGGGAGTGGCCCGAGCGTTTATGGGAGTAAACCCCTGTTTATGGGAGTGGGACAGACCACCCGGTGGCCCTTGCGGGTTGATTCACCAATCAAGTGGTCAGGATCCTACGCTGCGCACGGACTACTCCCACTCCCATCGCGCCCGACACAATGTTATATATTTGTCGGGCGCGATGTCGGACCTTCGGTCCTCCGAGCCTCCGGCTCTTGTATATAATTTTTAGAAATTCCACCAGCATTGCATGGCAGAATTCATCGACTACGGCGACAATTGTTCAGACGGTCCACCTTCTACAATTGGACAGTACGACTTACTTGACGACTTTATCGACGATGACGACATACCCGCATCTTCTCCGCTCTTCGTCCGAAACCCTGAGTCTCCCAGGGTCTCCATTGAGCGTTACTACACCCCTCAGCGTAGCATCGGGTTCAACAATGCGAGCAGAGAGTCCTCAGTCACCTCTCTTGACAGAGGACGAGGAGCTAGAACAGCAAGCTTGGGAAGCATACCAACCGGAACGCCGAGAACAGATCGCTCGGCTTCTTCGAGAGGACGCACACGACCTAGCCCTTATCCAGGACTGGCAGAGAGACAACGAAGACAACAAAGAGAACGTTCCTCGTCGTCTGTTCAAGGATCCCAAACCAGCAACTTGCCGTTGCGGTCTGTTTCAGCCGTGTCAAGACTGTCGCATGTACCTGACGAGAGAGAGCCTCGCAATGGGGTTGAAAACCCGTTCGAGATCCCCAACCACCTCAGAGGAGGAGAGCTCGCAGGACTCGGACTCCCAGGAAAGCGACTTGGGTCTGGAACCCCGAGATGGTCGGCCAGATATTTCATGTTTACAACCTCTCAAAGTGGTATCGACTGGCCGTATCAAAAACTTGTTGATCTCTGTGAAGCTCTTGGAGCAAAGCACCGAATATCACGAGAGCTCCATGCTGATGGAGGATATCATTTTCACGCTTTCGTCGACTTCGAGCGAAAGTTCGAGTTCGAGAACTGCCACCGTTTCTGCATCGGAGAACCGTCAGGCAACCCTCGTCCAAAGTGCCCGGTTAAAACTCATTGCAATATATTACCAATTACGCGCACACCCTTCAACACTTGGGACTACGTCGGCAAGTATGGTGACATCGTTTCCGAAAACTGCGAAAGACCGCGCGCTCGCGGTCCTAACGTCACACGAGATGACATGTGGACCGGCAGCATGGCTCTTGCAAACGAAAAAGAATTTCTACTCGACGTGCAAAAGCATTCTGCGAGAGACTTCGTACTGTTCAACAAACAAATCACGACGTACGCCCGGGGAGCCTACGCGCAACCAAAGCCTCAAATGCCCACCATTGAAGAAGACGGTATCTTCATTCATTGGGAGCGGTATCCGGAAGCCAGGCAATGGGTCCTCAAGAACCTCAGCAACCCAATCGATGCAATTCGCGCGACTGCGCGAGGAGTCTCCTACCCTGCTGAAACAGAGGCGGAGGACCAAGAGTGGCTCCAACTACATCGACCTGACGGAAAGCGACCCAGACGACCTAAGTCAATCATCATATATGGAGATTCTCGGTTAGGCAAAACTTTGTTCGCAACCAACTTAGGTCCTCATGTTCATTGGCAACGAGACTTCAATCTTCGCAAGCTAATGAACATGGGGGTCGACACCGTTGACTACGCTATCTTCGACGATATCGACTGGAAGAACGCGGCACTCAAAGGTGAAGGTTTCAAAGCGTGGCTCGGTGGTAATCGCTCGTTTGATGTTTCGGATAAATTCGACAGAAAATTTACACTGCCGTGGGGAAAACCTTGCATTTACCTCACTAATCACAATCCTTGGATAGGATTACATGAGGACGATGCAAAGTGGATTCGCAGAAATTGCATTTACGTGGAGATGGGTCCTGACGACGACGAACGTAGTAATGCAATTGCTAGCGGAGATGTTTTTGAGGAGTTTTAAGGTTTTATTAGAAAAAAAAAGAAATAAAAAAAACTTGTAAAAACTAGAAATGACTAAGCCATGTAACCTTGCCCCAGTTCCCAATTGATGCATCATACATAAAAGCAACTGGGTTGGACGGAGCAACAGCAAGAATGCCTTCCATACCACCAGGTTTCGCAAGAAGCTGATTGTCTTGACCATCGACATAAGCCCTTGCTGCGGTAGACGTAAGGCCATAGGGTGAAACGATGAGTGAACCGCCGGTAGCAGCACCTGCGGTAAAAACACCGTCTCTCGTAGCACCCGCCTTCGTGGTTGTTATCAAACCAACACACTGAGACGTGCTGCCTGTGGTTACGTATGCTGAAAAGACCGAGAACCTCTCATCATAGTACCAGATATCTGACTGACCGGTGATGCCTGGCTGAGCGCACCAACCTTTAGCCGTGTCAGATGGCATATTGATGACAATATGAGAGTTAGCTTCCCCTTGTGCCGCCAACTGAGAAGTGTACTCTCCAGTATAGCCTGCAGGAACAACATTGCTAACCACCTTCAACCAGGCAGTTCCACGAGAAACCGGGTTCCATGCCTCGGTAGCCACGCCTGCACCCGGTTTGCCGACTGTTATAGGTGTCGTCAATGTCTGCATCGTAGGAGGAGCCTCCAGTCTCTCCTCCTCTGGTTCAGGAGGTGAAGGACCGGGATCACGAACAACAGGACCGGTGTTGTCGAAATCACGGATGGTCCTAAACCTCGTTGGGACGGTCCTAACACCCAAATAGGTTTCTGGCCAAACTTCCGGTGCAGCAAACGCAAACGGATGTCCGTACCTGTCTGCAAAATATCTCTCATATTTCATCCGTTCCTTCGGTCGTTGGCCTGCACCTCCTACACTGTACACAGCCTTAACCATGCCAGGCCATGTAACAGCGGGGAAGCCATCAACATCGAAATCGAAGTTGGCATATCCATGCACGGCTTGATAATCATTGTACACTTCGACAAAGAAATAGTACGAGATTTTCGAACTCGAAAACACCCCACCCTTCGAGTAAAACAAGAAGCGGGGGCATATATTCGAGTAATCGTTATTGGTCATTGGCGAAGTCCAATCCCAGCTGACCGGTGGTGCAAAGCCATCAACCCAAATATCGGGCATTCCTTTGCCAGTCGAGTACTTCCGTCCGACATAGTCTGGACGAGGACCGTATGCTCCCCAGAAGTCTCCGTGGTCAAGATTGTTGAAGACCAACGTGTCACTCACCACTTGGTTGAAATCAGACAACTCAGAAGTGGTGTAAGACCGATGGTATGTACTGGATGTAGGTACAGCGGTCTCTTCTCCAAATGTCGGAGAAACCATGACGATAGTTTCAGCATATGTTGTCCTGGTAGGGTGTAAACCCGTACCGTCGCTAACAAACGCTTCATCTTCATCAACAATGCCATCCTTGTTTAGATCAAGAGGATCAAACGCGTCAGGCAACTCGTCTTCCGAATCCGGGGGAATCGGATCAGGCGGGGTAGGATTAGGTATAATGGGCACCCCAGGTCCACTACCTCCCTAACCTCCATCCTTAAAGGCGAGCTCGAACATAACTTTCAACTCGATGGTTCCAAGCTCCTTGAGCACAGGAGCGTTTTCCGTGTACTGAACAAAGTCAGGGCCTCCCTCTCGCCACATAACAAAGAAGTAGTTGCCTCCTTTGATGTCAGAACCAGTGCGAGAAACAAACTCCCACTCGTCCTCAATGGGAAAGTAGAGAGTCTCGCAAAAGGACTTCACAACTTTATCGTCGTTGCCGTCGGTGTCGATAGGTGCAGCCCTAATGGTGGTATATCCATGACCACCCTTGCAAAAGGTCCAAGCTTCAGTGTTCTGCCTAGTAGCAGAAGAGAAGAAGGGGAAAGGATTGTCGACACTAGAACCGATCCCGTAGGACGACTGAGAGGCCAAAGGGCCCTCTACAAGACCTTTGAAAAGGCCAATAGTCGTCATCGGTGTCAACGTGGGTACACTGTACGACAGCTGACCCTGTTGATCATTCTTGCGACGAACAATTCGCCAGTGGTACTGGCAATCGGCGGATACCTGAGGAAGGTTGCCGGACACAACGACCCTCAAGTACTTGGTGTTCATTCTCTGGCCAATCCTAAATCCAGACGCCAAAGATGAACCTTGCTGCGAAAGATATCCGAGATTGAATATCATCGCTTGGTCGGGTTTGAACTTCTTGGCAACTTGATCAAAATTCAATCCTCCGAGATCAAACCCTGCCGTTGCATGATGGTCAGGAGTGTGGGTCATGGTGGTAATAACCCTCGAATACTGCGTCTCGATGTTCTTGTTAATCTCCTTCTTGGCCGCCTTCTCAGCCAACTTCACGGCTGCATCCCAATCAATGCCTTTGGCACCGTACTTGTCGGCATTTTTCTTAATACCGCCGCCGTACTTGGTGCTACCGGTCGACTTCTTCACTTTCTTCTTGAAACCTCCGGTACTCGCGGCG